TATGCAAAAGCTTGGTGTGACCGTAGCGGAATTAACCCAAGGTATGGATAAAGTACCTAAAAGTATGCAATCCTTACAAGACGCTTTAAGAACTAGAGAAACTAAACAAATCAAAGCAGAAAAACAAGTTGCACAATTAAGAGAAAAAGGTGTTGCCGCTAGAGTACGATTGGATAAAGAAGGTGCTACAGCACAAATCATAAGCAAAAAAGAATTCATACAAATAGAAGAGAAATGGGCGAAAGAAGAAAAAGCTTTACAAAAAGAAAATGCCAAAATTGCAGAAGATACTAAAAAGTTTCAAAAGGAAGATGTATCAAAGAAAAAAGGTGGTAATACACTAAAAGATTTTCAAAAACAAGAAGCAAAGCTAGTAGATAGAAGAGAAAAAGCAACAAAAAAAGAACTAGAATTACTAGACGAGAAGGAACAATATAAAGGAAAAACCAATGATGGTCCTTATGGTGAAGGTGGTCAAGCAGACCTTATTGATCCTAGAGGTGCCTTCGCTGGTATTTCGGATGCTTTTGCTGGTTTCAAAGATAGTGTAATAGCTCCATTTGTACAACTTGGCCAAATCGGTATGTCTTTAGGTCGCTCATTTAAGAACTTCGGTAAAGCAATTAAGACACCTATAAAATCATTGAAAATGTTTGGTGCCGCTATGTTAATATCATTGTTACCAATGTTAGGTTGGGCATTATTAATTGTTGCGCTTATTGTAATCGTAGCTTTAATAGTATTTAAGTTTAGAGCTATTGCAAAGGCAATAGGAGTATTCTTTACTAATTTAGGAGTATTATTTGGCAAGATGTTTGATAAGTGGAAGGAGATATGGGGTAATATTTTTGAATGGATTAAAAATATACCTACTATGTTAGGCGAGGCAATGGATAAGACTCTTACATACATTGGTGATTTAGGAACTATGATATGGGATGGTTTAAAGAGTGCTATATCTACTGCTAAAGATTTTATCGTTGATGGTTTTCATTCTATGATTAATGGAATGATAGGTATGGTTAATAAATGGTTACCTAAAAAGTGGGAGATACCACTAGTCGGAAAAGAAGGTGCCGCTGAAGTTGAAAGAAATAAAGAAACTGCTGATACATCTGGTGTACAAAGTAAAATTTATAAAAATGATAGCCGAGGTACAAAATGGAACAATATGAAAGGCAACTATGATAGTAAAGCCGATAAAGAATTAATGAAAACACAGGTGACTGCTCCTGATGGTACAAGTGGAGCAGCAGTTATTATACAAGATAACAAAACGGTTACTAACACACAAGCTAATTCAGGAACAACATATCACACTAAAGCAAATAATAATCCAGAACCAGCTAGCATATATGATAGATATGCTCTTGGTAGTTAATGAAACTTACCTAAATCATCTTCTGTAAATATTTTAAATTTCCAACCTTGCAAATCACAATAACGCACAGCGGCACCCCATTTAGCTCTATTCTTAATATACGCTAAACTTTCATTAATATATGCTCTTGTTTTTCTAGCACGAGGTTTAGGTTTGAGTGTAAATGCTTTAGGTTTAATTTCTATAATGAACTTACCTTTGCTTGTAACTACAAAGAAATCTGGAAAATAATTGTGTAGTTTTTTAGTGATAGGATTTCTATATCGTATAGCAATTTCTTCACTTCCCCAATATTTTACTGCTTCATTAAGGTCACAATAAACCATAAATCTTCTTTCCCAATTTGAACGATAAACTATTCTATCAGGATTTCCAATGTATTTGTCTTTCTTTCGGGGAGTATATTTACCTTTATAACTTGCTCTAGCCATTAACATATCCTTCAATTCTTGTATAAATATTAGCACAACTCATAAGGATATTTATATATGGCGTGGACAAGCAAAGTAAGTCAAGTAATTAAAGGAAGAATTAATACTGGAGCCGCTGCTCTAACAGGAATGGTTGATGGTATAGCTGGTAGTGTAACTAATCAGATATCCCAATTCACAAGTGCTTTTTCTGGTGTAGCTAATGCTGATGACTCTAAAGCTAAAGCAAAACAGATATTAAATTCATCTCCTTTAGAGATAGGTTCTGGTGGTGCAGTACAACCAAATCAAGCCTCAAAAGGTAGGTATGATTTTGGTCAGGTTATGTATCCAGAAGAAACATCAAATTTAGATGAAGGTCACTATGTAATAATAGATATTGTAGCACACGACAAAACAGGTTATGATAAAAAAATGAATCGTGTTGTTGAGTTGCCAAGTGGTGAAGCTTTAAGTCCTGGACATCCTGGGTATACTGGAGGAGGTAGTACTAGCGATTTGGCTGAAATGGGTGGAACCAATACGGTTGCTATGAAAGCCAGAAAAGGTAAATTAAGAACAATGAACTCTGGCATAGGTCAAGGTGCTAGTCATACACATAGCAGAATAACTGATTGTGTTTGTATATACACTCCTGCTGACGCACTTAAATTTAAATATGCTGCCACTTATGAAAATTTGGCAACTGGTCTTGCTGGTTTATTTGCAAGTGGTATGGAGAGAGGCAAAACTATGTCAATCAAAGAAGCCATAATACAAGGTGGTGGTGCTGCTTTAGAAAGAGTATTAGGAGAAGCTGGATTACAAATTGCGTCTATGCTACCTGGAGTTGGAGATGTTAGAGGTGCAATAGATAAGACAATGGGAAGAGCATTGAATCCATTCCACGAACAAGTTTTTAGAAGTGTACCATTTAGAGAATTTAATTTTCCATTTACATTTGCACCAAAGAATAGAAAAGAAATGCAAAGCGTACAAAAGATTATATCCCTATTCAAATTTCATATGTTACCAGAATTCAGTAATAAAACTTATAATGCTTTCTTGTCTCCATCTGAATTCCAAATAACATATATGTACAGAAGTAAAGCCAATGGATATATTCCTTTGATTTCAAGGTGTGTAATGACTGGTATGGAATTAGATTATGCTAACGATGGAGCATTTCACACATTTAGAGAAGACGATATAGGAGCCGCACCTATAATAACAACAATGAATTGTACCTTTGCGGAAACAGAAATTATGACAAAAGAAACAATAGCACTAGGATACTAATATGTACTTTTCAAGTTTTCCTTTATTACTTTATGATATGAAAGGTGACCAGAAAGCAAAACTGGTTACTAATATTGTCAAGCGAATTAAAGTAAGAGAAAAGATATTGGATGCTGCCGTTTTGTACCAAAAGTATTATGTACAAAAAGGAGAAAGACCTGAAGATGTTGCACACAAGCATTTCGGTAAAGCAGAATATCATTGGATATTATTGTTGACAAATGGTATAACAGACGCATACTACGGATGGCCTATGGGATATGCTGAGTTTGAAACTTTTATTAAAGACAAGTATACAAATCCTGAAGCCATACATCACCACGAAAAACCTCAAACATCAGGCGATACTGATATAACGATTGAGTGTGCTTCTTCGGATTCTGGTGCTGTGTCTATATCAAATAGAGAATATGAACAAAGATTACAAGATGATATGTCCGAGATTAAATTATTAGACCAAGGTTACTTACCTGCTTTCTTGGATGAATTTGATAAATTAATGAGTGAATAATAAATGTATAGCAAAATTAAATCAGATGATTTACGCAATGCTGGTGATTATACACTAAGCACGGTTGCTGTAATAAGCAAAGAAAGCTTTGATGGTTCATCACAAGCGAAGAAGGTTGATATAACAAGTCTGATTGTTGAACTTAATATTTACGAAGATATTGAAGAAAAGAATTTAACTGGACAAGTAGTAATAAATGACTCAACTGGATTACCAACAAACTTTCCTTTAACTGGTAATGAATTATTATCATTTAAACTTGGTACTCCAGGGTCCGAAAGATGGTATGACTTTGAAAAGCATCCAATGGTCATATATAAAATAGGACAAAGACAAGTACATAATCCAAGGTCTCAATTCTACATACTATATTTCTGTAGTATGGAACAAATCACAAATCAAACCGTAAAAGTAGAAAGAAGTTTTGAAGGTGCAGTAGATAAGATGATTGCTTCGGTATGTCAAGGTGAACTAGGAACGAAGAAAGATATTTACATAGAGAACACTAGAGGTAATAGGAAATATGTTATACCTAGATGGAACCCATATAAAGCATTAACCTTCTTATGTAGTAATGCACAAGCAAAAGATTTCAAAAACACAGGATATAAGTTTTATGAATCCGCTTTAGGATTTCATTGTCGGTCATATGAGAATATGATGGCAGTTGGTGTGGATGCTGCTAGACCAGCAAATGCACTATATAAACAAAAGATGACAGGAACAGGCAAGGATATCATATCAGAAATGCAAACCATTTCCTCGTATGAAATAATAGAACAATTCAATACAATGAAACTATTAGCAACTGGTGCCTTAGCGAGTAGAGTATTAAAGACCGATTTATTTAACAAGACATTTAAAACTACTGATTTTGATTATGTAAAGAACTATGAACTCCTACATCATACAGAATCCGATGGCAATGGTGCTAAAGAAGCAACCAAGCTGATTGCACCTGAATATCCATTTAGAGACGACAAGACATTATCAGAATATCCAGATGGTACCTTTTACCTAGTGAGTGATAATGCTAATACACACGAAGACTATGAACATATAGGTGATGAGGATAAGATATTACAAAGAACAAGTCAGGACGCTTGTTTAGATAGTTTTAAGATAAGAATAAATGTCCCAGGTTATACAGGACTATCAGCAGGTGAAATGGTATCAATAGACTTACCAAAATATGAAAAGACTTCCGAAGGTGATAGAGATAAAGACCTAATAATGTCTGGAAGATACCTAGTCTCCAAGATAGTACACATATTGAAACCTGGTGAATCATACCACGCAATGAGTGTTGAGTGCTTGAAAGATAGTGTGATGTCACCTTATTATGTTTCAAGTATAGAGACCGAACCAAGTTATCATAATAGGGATGAAGGAAAGGTATACGAACAAAAGAAAATAGATGATGGTATATTTGGGCTTATATCATAGTTTATTCAACCTGACAATATATGAGAGAATGCTTAGAGTCGCCGCCGAGACGCCGCTCCAGACGGTTTAAACACTATGTATAAGGGTATATTGAACTCTAAAGGTCTCTCCACTATGCTGACACGAAACAGAACAATACGAGAACAACAACATTAGAGAAAAGACCAATATAAATGACAATGAAAGATTTAAACAAACCTTTACGCAACTCATTAGAGACCATACGCAACACCCGAGAGGATGCTTTGTATAAAATATTTCTTCACAACTTTTTCAAAGGGGGGCATAGAGAATACGGTCTAGGAGATGAAGTCGGGTTACTCAGAAAGATAGGATACGCAATAGCAAATATACAAAGCATATTAAAGATATGACACTAGCGTGTCAGTTGCGTAGGATAAGAATAAATAGTACAAAATGCGCTAATGTGCAGTACACTAAAAGGAGCAAGTATCGGAAGAATTTATGGCCAACTTTATACATTTTACAGGAGTAGTAGAAGACAGACAGGACCCACACCAAATAGGCCGTGTGCGTGTTCGTTGTTTAGGTTTTCATTCAGATAATAAAAGAGCATTACCCACAGCAGATTTGCCTTGGGCCCAACCAATGTTGCCGACAACTTCTTCAGGCATAAGTGGCCTGGGTTGCTCTCCAACATTTTTGGTAAAAGGTAGTTGGGTGTTTGGTTTCTTCCGTGATGGTGAAGCAATGCAACAACCAGTAATACTTGGAACACTCCCAGGCAAACCTGCTGAGTATTCCTCTCGTTGGTATGATAAGGCCTTTTATGATGGTGACCATATCTATCCGAAATATATTGGAGAGTCTGATATGAATCGTCTGGCGACCAATGAGATTGGCTGGAAGGATGGCCTGCCGTATGCGAAGAATCCTCATTTGTCTTTGGTCATTAGGGATGAAACATCCATAGCAAATGTCGCCAATGCAGACTTTGACGCAACAACGGCCGCAGATGATTCTGAAATAAAACAATCAGACCATTCAACTTTCAGTCAACCAAGTAATAATATGCTTTCGGCCTACCCTATGAATAAGGTATACGAAACAGAAAGTGGCCACATAATAGAATTAGATGATACACCGAGTGCCGAGAGAATACACCTACGCCATAAGACAGGCAATAGCATTGAATGGTTGGCCAACGGTGACCAAGTAAATTTAGTTAAGAGAGATAATTATGAATTTAGTATAGGCAGTAAGTATTCATACACCGAAGGAAATTCCGATATAACAATAGATGGACACCATAAGATATACATTAACAAATCAACCACATTAGATAATCATTATGATATACAAGTGGGTGCTAATGCTAATATGAATATACAAGTAGACCAAGGTGATGTTAACTTGATTACAAGAACAGGTAAGGTAAATGTAAATGCAGGTGGCGACTATAACCTAAAGGTAGGTGGCAACTATACTCTAGTGGTTGACGGAGAGCATAAGGAGACCATTGCTGGTGCAAGAACTGAAACGGTAACTGGTCAAAATGTAAAGACAGGCAAAGAGATACACTTGAATTAGAATGGCTGTCGGCTGTCCTTCTAACGGTGTTATTACGCTTTATTTAATCAGCAACTATTAAAAATCTCATATATAGGCCCGACTATAGGAATCAAAAAGTAAGGCCTAAACTATAAATGCAATAGACGATACTATATACATCCTAGGATAGAATGGCCTAGCTATAGGCTCTACACTAATCTCTAGTTTTTATGTTGAAATTTTTTTGGGATATTTTTTAAAACGACAGGACGCCCAATAGATACAAAGCATAGATTATTGTCGCCGTTAACGGCACACCAAATAGCATTGCCTCTACAAAGGATTTTGTTATGTTTATTACTTGGTTCATATACTTACATTATATCAGCTTTCACTTTGATTGTCAAGCGAAATCTTGTTCTTCTTTTGTTCTATGTTCGCTGGCGTACTTAATAATTATACATAGTCGTGTTAGAACCTTCAGAAAGAGTGCTAGAGTCCAGCATAGAACAATTCACAACTATATAACGATTGGCGCCAGGCAGTTTGCAGGAAATCGGAAAGCGGCGGACGGCGACTCTAAGCATTGCGAGTGTTAACTAGGGGGATTTGTGGAGCGTATATAAATATTGATATGAACGAAAATATAGAAAAATGGATAGATGAGTTTGCTGGAAAGCATTTTGCAAAAGGTTCGCATAGGTGGGCGTTTTGGATTGAAGGTGTGGTGATAGGTATTGTTATTTGTCATTTTTGGCTATGAGGATGCTATCACTATTAACATTATGGTTCGCAATGCTTTTTCCTTTATCAATGGCGAAAGCATTAGACCTGTTAATGTATTCAAACAAGCATTGTCATATTTGTCAAAAGTTTATTGAACAAGTAGCAGACACTTACAGCTATTCATATGGTCCAGATAAGGTATTACCATTAACAATTATAGAACATAATGAAGAACCTTTTTGGTTTACAATGGCAAAGAACGAAAATAGAATTAAAGGTATTAGAGGAACACCAACTTTTATTATATGGAATGGTAGAAAAGAAGTTGCAAGATTAGTAGGCTATTCTAGTAAAGAAAGTTTCTATAGTAGATTAGATGAAATG